ATTTACCGGACCGATAGCGCTCAGAATGCGCATAAAGACTTATTCTTGGTAAGTATCTGGTTAAGCTTAGTTGTCTGTTAAACTTCTAAACTCTTCAAGGGCGGTCTTTTAGACACGGTGACCATCCTATCGTAAATCCAATACAGTTTACCCATCCTAAAGGATCTTTCGACCCTGGGACGAGCTGCGGTACTGGGAACGGTAGGACGATGAAACCATGCTGTGATCGGATCCTCTTCCATTAAGGCTAATAGAAACGAAGTGCTTGTCGACAACCAAGAACGAATCCAAGGTCGCCCAACAAGAACTTCTTCGACAATATCCTCATCTTGCTCAGAAGGTATACCTTCAGGCTCGAAGGAAAATTGCCATTTATCTAACAGCTCTTGGTGCACTATAGCAGACACGGGTCTTCCCAAGGGAAACCTGGTGTATTGCGAGCACCACCAATAAAAAGGCAACGGAAAAGGACCGCTAGGAGAAGTCAGCATAAGGTGAAACCGTTTCCATCGAGGCCGAGTTGGCTTTAGATGGTTGGGCATCACCCGATAGCTGGCTCCGAACCAACGGAAAGGCTCTTTTCGAAGAACCTCTCTGAAGGCCCGCAAACGGGTTACTAAAGAACCGGATGTGGAACATCTCATCGTGTAAACCTCTTTAAAGGATACAGGACTGATATCCACTCCTTTCCAAAGGAATCTCTTAGCAAACTCACATGAACCATTATTTGATGTAATGGTCTTGTGAGGTGAAATCGAGACTCCCTGCAACGCCATCAGCTCCTCATAGACTTTCGCAGTGCGCTCATGAGCGATGATTACATCATCTCCCAATATCGCGTACTGGGAAAACCATTCGGTTTCCGATAACCCCGCTTTCTTCGCACAGTATTGTACAAACGCGTGGTGAGTCAGGGAGAAAGCTGGCCAGGATGAGTAAGCCCCTAGGGGCTGCCCCATCTGGAATATCACAGGAGGCAGCGTCTTCGCAAATGGAATCGCGAAGGGCTGCTCCAATAGACATTGCCAGGCCAGGGAAATGTAAGGTCCGAATAATCCTTGGAGCAAAACGCTCTGCAGGAATATCGGAAACCGATCCGTTGCGGAAGTTAGATCAAAACTATAAAGTTTCTTGATCTTAAGATCTCGCAACGCGAACAGCGGTCGAAGTTGATTGAAGGTACCATCATTGGGTATAGAGCGTAATACGCTCATAAACCAAAGGTGGAGGGGTCGAAGTAAAGCTTGTCGGACTGAATCCAACATAGCGAAAACTCGGACCTTTCCCCCTCCTTCATGCTTCAACCCCAACGTCCCCCATCTCCCCGTCACCGGTGTGGCCAGTTCGGCGATGAGCTCCAAGAAGCCCGAATCGTCGACAGGCTCAGTGTCATCAATCGGTAGGTGGAAAGTCCTGAACGGATATAAGTGAGAAGAGACATAATAAAGAAATCTCTCTCTCTTTTCCGCCAGGTCCTCCGGAAGATCTTTAAGGATCTCGGACCACCAATGATTAATGTCATGCCTAAACACGTTAACAGACGTCTGAAAGGGCGTCTTGTTAGTGTTCGGACCACCGGACCACGTAGGTCTCCAATCGAACCCTAAAGTGATCTCGGTCGGAACATTCCGTACCCGAGCCATCAAAAGGGCCGGGAAGTAGTATTGAATCCAATCTATTAGATCGTGTTCAACATCATGCTCCCCGGGGACTAAGTTCGGAGTCTTATTATAAGACTCCTCCCCTGTCATCTCTGGAGAACCCCCCATAGCCCAAATTGTCGACAGATTAGGTCTCCGCCGCTTATCCACAAAGGTTCGGTAAAATCCGAACATTGTGAGATACCAGCGGGCGACCTGTTCCGCTTCAGAACCACCTTTCCTCAATATCTTACGATGTAAGGGAAGGATGATTCTAGGGATACCCTGTCTCGTCAATGAGCATCTAGGTTTGTACATTCTGATCACTCTGGGTTTACCGTCGGACTCCTTACTTAAGTAATTAAGAAGAGCCGTATTGCAAACCTTGAGATAAGCAGAACAATACCCAAAACCATTCCGTCGATAAAGACCATGAACAGTTTTAGCAAGCGAGAAAGCGGTTATAGACCACCCCTTCGTATACCTACCAAGGACGACTAACGACATCCTGTTAAAAGATGTCGATAGTCGGTGAAGATTTTCCAAAATCTTCTGCCAGTCCACGAATTCGAGGCGCTCACGAAAATCAAATGATTTCATGTTCGTCTAGAGTTTTTGGATTCGACTATTCCTTAACCACTCGATCGAGGTTAAGGGGGTTTGGCACCTTTGACAAGGTTCAAGGAAGCTAGTTACCTAACTCGCTCGTTTGTGACGTTAATAATACAATATCTCCAAATTGCTGTGGAGACCTGAATTAGTGCGTCTGCGGACCGCAGACCAAGCTTGCGCTCAGAATGCCTACAACGGTTGTCAAACCGTCGAAAGGTCCCTCTTTTCAGAGCGATCATCCAATTAAGGATAGATCGTTGAAGAGAGG